ATCCGGCCCCGTTAACCCCCCACCCAGACGGATATCCGAAACCATTGAAACCTAGTGAATCACCGGTGATAACAACTGAACGTGTAAACTCTAGCGAGTTAGCATCGTTAGCTAATTTAATAACATCACTGTTTATTACGGTATACCCGCGATTAAGGGTGTTTAGTTCATACTGCACAGTAGCTCCAGCTTCCGTGCCAACAAGTCCAGCGCCCGCAGTTGAGCCTAATTGAGCCATAACGTCAGCAGCCGACCCAGACGCAGGAACAACAACAATCGGGCTGCCAGTATTATCGAACGTTAACACTTTACCCTGGCGATCAGTGGCGTTAGGCAGCGCGGGAATATCAACATCAGCTACGCGTAGCGTTTTAGCGCGCTGCGCATAATCCTGCTGTTGCGTCCATTTCTTCGTTGCTGCATCCTGATCGTTAATTGGGTCGCCCACCCCTTTAATGCGGTAGCCTTTCGCATCAAACGGACCGCCAAATAATGGGCGGGTTAATGCTACTCCCAGTGAAATAAACGCCTGCCGGATAGCCATCCAAATTCGGTCGAAATCTTTATTAACCGTATCGGCCAGCAGGTCGCCATTGTTCTGATAATCGGTAGTGCGTGTAGCGGGAATAATTCGCTCAAGCATTACTGTGGTGCCAGCCGCAGGGGCAATAAGGAACGTTACTTCACCGCCGTTTACAGTACCCACACCTGACACAGTAAAACCAGTAGTTACCGTCGCCCCATCGATGGAAACCGCCAGATCGGAAGCTTGCAGAATATAAAATTCGTAGGGAAAAACGGTGGTGATGCCGTTGGCGGTGTAGATGTTATAGGGGGTTTGCTCTGGAACAGCCATGTTGTCAGCCTCAGATTAGTAGTCTGTGGCGACCTCGAAATCGCCATCGTATGGCTGCCAATTTTCCCGCGCTCCAGTGGTCGGTTTCCCGACCAATTTCCCTATGCGTACTGGCGTTTGACTAATTGCCCCCGCGCCGGAATCAATGTAATCGTCCGGCTGGTCGGTTACGGCTGGATTGAAATCGCGCATCTGGTCATACATCGGTCCGTCGAGTACGTCGCTGTGCGCCCACAGGAATTTAGACGAAAGCGGAGCCTCGAACGCATCCAAAATGCGCTTCTGTTTATTGGTGGTCGAAAACTCTTCCTGAACGCCACACCCGGTGCCTTTCAGCGCTTGGCGCAGCAATTTACCCGCAAAACTGCCGGGGCCGTTCACTTCTACGACGACGCGGGGGATCTGGTACTTAACCACCAGCTCGCGGATTTGAACCACTTGCCCGCCAACAATTTTGTCTTTTTCGTCGAACTCCGCCAACTCACCCGTTAGCGCCTGGCAAACATGCCAATACAAATGCCCGCGGGCGTCGGTAAGCATCAGAGAAAACGCGCTAGCATCAGCCTTAACTTTCCCGCTAGCGACATCCCACCACGCGACCGCCCCGACGATTTGCAGATTACCGAGCCACATTGAACAACCGCCATTGGCATAACGTACCTCAGGCTGTACGGCGTATTCACGAATGCGATCAGGGTTGAGGCGAACATCACCAACTGGTTTACTGTGCAGCTGATACTGGCTATCCCACTCATTTATTGTGCGGGTTTCCTGCCGGCGCTTTAGCATTTCCTCTCGAGTGAATCGCTCTGGCCACTCGCATTCTGCGTAGCAGTCCACCAACATATCTGGCGACTCGGCAAACTCGATAACGTCATTATCGATAACCCGGTAATCAACATCCTCAACCAGCAGCCGTGCGCCGATATGGATCCCGACGAAAACATACTCAGGACGGAAACCGATCCGGTACCGTGTTTTTTTAGCGTCTTTTTCCTCTATCCGGTATTCGTGATGAAACAGCTTTATCGTGAGGCAATCAGCTCCCATCTTCTCCACCTCGTCATAAAGGCTATCGTGGGTATGCGGCGTACCGATGTAGAGCTTTCGCCCACCTGGTACCAGAATATGAGTTTGTTCGCCGAGCCGGTACCGGAGTTTTTCACGTGCCTCGGGCGTCTGAATATTACGCGGTACTTCCACGTCATCGTTTTGGCACTCATCAGCACGCGCAGAGGTAACGTTAGACAGAATGCCTTTGGCGTACATGCTGGCATTGCGTTTATCCAGCGCATTATTAACCCACCATTGTTCAACAGTTCCCTGACCATCCGGTAACATGCCTTTCGTTAACGGGTGATTACGGATCACGTTCTGCGTGTCGCGGCTGGTTTTATATGCGGTACCGTCAGATTCTGACTGATGGAGAATGCGATAGGTGTTATCACGGTAATAACGCCAGGCGTTATAAACCGCAAGAATGGTGGATTTACCGAAACCACGAAAGCAGCGAAGCACCGCAAGATCGCCGCGATGCTCCAGCCAGTGACAAGCGCGATAGTGGCAGTCTGGCACATCCCACCCCATTCGCTCCGCCCAAATTATGAAGAAGGCGACAAATGAGATCATTTGCGCTTCTGGAGACGCTCAATAATCGCCGCGGCTTCACGCTCCGCCTGTGCGACTTGCTGGCCTAGACCGAAAGCTTCATCATCCGTTTTACCCTCGCCCGGCTTACCGCCGCGCGTATGCATACCGATAAGAGAGTGAACCTTTGTCAATAAGGTCAGCGTGGCCGCTGCGTTCTTCTTGAACCAGTATCGATCGCCGCGCTCCTGTTTGGTGTGCTTGTCGATAGTCTTCCCTGCTCCCGGCCAGTTATCAGGATCCGCTTCTGTCAGCACGGTATCGGTTAGTTTGTCGCTCAGTACAGTAAGGCGGGATTTGTAATCGTTGTGCATAATAAAAAGCCCCATGATAAACATGAGGCTATGATGCTACGGGTTAGTGGTCGGTTTTCTGACTATCTCCAAGCATTACTCGTCAATTCTGTAATATCAGAAAATATAGATCCCCCCATTGGGCAACCTTCTGAATATCCTGAATTAGCGTAGTGAAAGAGAGTGACATTTTGTTTCACATCAATTAGCTCTACGTCTATGAAATCAAACCTATACCCACCACCAATAATGCAGCGCTCCATTGGTGAGCTTGGTGCGTATCCATCGACATTAAGAATATATCGGGTCGTAGCCTCATTATAAATTGATTTTTTATCTGGCGATTCCTGGCGAACAGCTACATTCTGAGATGCGAATCGTTTTACAGTGAACCCCTTACCACGCAAACGCTTTTCAATCTCGTATAGCCAAGGCGCCCTCTGTGAATTAATTGCTATAACTTTTGGTTCACTGATTTTTTCAGTAGAAAAAACTTCTACAGATTTAGTTGATGCACATCCTGACAGCAGGATTACAGATAAAAATAAAAATAGCCTACCCATTTCTACAGCCCCTTTTGTTATCTAGGTATTGAATCCTGCGGTCGCCACCAGTAGGTTTGATTAAATTCTCGCTGAGATCTGCGCTCCATGCGGTTCAGATAACCCGGCGAAAAGTACTCCTGCATCTGATTAAAAATCATATGATCTAATGCTGCTTTCGTATACCAAAGGTTTTGCCCCGGGATCAATCCCTTGACGAATTTAACGGCATCACCGCCTGTTTGCTCTGGCTTTCCATCCACAGCATTCAGAGGAATGCCCTGAATCAGTTTAATCGCATCATCAGCCAACCCAGCGACAGGGCCAAGCATAGACGCCATCGCATCAGATCCGTAACGTGTATGGTCTGAAAATAGGAAGTCGCCATAAAGACCCAACCCACCACCTTTAAGTAACGCATTAAGCCAGAACTGGGGGGCTTTCTCGCCAAAGGCTTCACGGGGGTTTCTCCCAGAAAGCATGTCGTTTATTTGCTGGGACATCGCCCCAAGCACCGTTGTACTAGCCAAAAATGCGGCGAGGTACGCAGCGCGACCGCCAGCGGAAGGTGTATTAAACGCTCTCGCCCAATGGCGCATCACTACAGCTATCGGGAATGACTTAAAAAGAAACACACTGCGGTATAATTCACCTCCAACTGTCCCACGCTGCTTTCCAGCACCGGTTATCATCCTTTCCCTTGCTCCTGGGGAAATCACGGCCATGTCTACTTCTTCAGATACTGCCCCCAATAATTTACGCATTGCTTCAAAGCGCGCACGCTCAGGATTAGCAAATCCAGCAGCCTTTAAATCATCGTCGGCTATGCGCATGATGCTTTCCGGTGTCAGCATTGCGTCATTGCCATTACCCCAATCCTCTTTTTGCGCAAGCCTCCAGACCGACCAATCGCTCTCACCAATGCCTTTACTGAGAAGAATTCTGTTATCCGTAGCGTCAAGTGATGAAAGTGAAGTGTGCGATTTAGTTAAGTGGCCTATTCCCCCCATCATTGTGACGCCATAGGCGCGCTTGCTCGCATCAGACCAGGCAGATAAACCACTTGCCCGCATCACTGCGTTAGCCGTCCAGCGTGATACAGATGGTCCCATATTGTCCGTAGCCCAACGATTAGCGCTTCCGATAAGAGTTTCCATCGCCAACCCAGCGCGACGAGCAAGCCTTAATTCATCTTTATTTGTCGGATTTAATGCCGCCAACTGGTTACGTAACAGTTGTGACATGGGAAGGTTATTCACTCGAGCGGTAAGGTACATGGTGCCATTGTCTGATAATGATGAAACCAGCGCAGAACCTAAGCGTGAAGCAATTAACCAATTACGCACATTATCAGACCAGCGCGCAATGTGTGGGTTAGCTATTGGCTGGGTTTTCCCCGCCACAAAATTGTACAGGTTTTCAGTGCTCTCACTCAGTCGCTTAACTCTGCCAGCGCGGCTAGGATTTTCCGTTGCGGCTTTACTGGTTAACTCATCCAGCAACGCACGGAAAACATGGTCGGGATTGGGTCCGTAAGTTTCAACCAGGGCGATATCCTTACTGACCCCCTCAATGTGATTAACGAGAATATCCCACAGTGATTTTTCCCCAAAGCGCTGCTGATACTCCAAATACGATTCGGCATCTTTGAAATGGATCTGCCGTTCCGCACTCCCTCTGTTTGCGCGCGCTCCTGAAACCCTGAGACCTTTATCACTGAGTTTACTTAACCCACCAGTGGCAATAGTGTTATAGGCGTTACCAAGAAAATCACCAATTTCAGCATCTGTCATTGGTTCGCCGTTCTCTTTAATGTACTTATTGCGGTCAAGCTTCCCAACAACGAATCCCACCCACTCGCTTTGGGATGCCTGAGCAACCTTATCCATTGAGTGGTGTTGAGGTAATCCCCAATCCTCTAAATATCCAATATCGCCGCCAGCATCATTAAAGCGAGTGCGGAGTAATTCGGATACTCGTTTCCACGCCTGCGCGCCTTTTTTGGCTCTGCCGTTTCTGGTGTCCTGCCCGCGCATTTCATAAATTAAATCACGGACGCCCTGACTATCCTCAAATAGCTGAAAAAATCGCGGATCAATCGCTTCGAATAGCTCTTCTAGCTGACTAAGAGCGTAATCACGGGTTGCCTTTGCGCGAGACTCTACGGAAAGAAAATTGGCCTTGCCATCTGCGTGAAATGCTATAGTGCGATTTAACGCCTCTAGTACGCCATCCTTTCCTTTGTAGTTTTTGATATGGGCATCCAGCCTCTGACGCGCCGCAATAGTTAGAGCTACACGACGTTTTTTTAATAACGCTTCTCGACCCAACTCATCAGCAGCTAGTTGCCCAGCGCGACGCATCCTTTCCGCTTCACTCATGGCTCGCCATGAGGCGGGATCGTTTCGTGCCAGGTTACGCATGTTTTTAACGATCCGGTCTTCAATTCCCTTAATTTCAGCCGCCGTTAATGGTCGCTGTGATGCCGCTTTTACCGCCTGAATACATTCGTCTCTCATGCTCTTATCTCCTGAGGAAGCAACTCACTGCCACCTCAAACAGGCTGGCGTCATTTTTCGCGTTCTCTATATCTCTATTTGCAGCGTCCATTAAATCTGATGCTTTAATAACCGCCGTGCTGTCGTCGGGATTGATTACGTGAACTTCAAGATCTGGATTTTCAGTCACTGCGCGTTCAGCATCGCGTATGTCATTATCGATCCCTTGATTATCACCCCTTTCCCCCCTGTCACCTCTGGAAGTGTTGATGGGTGTATCTTGCGCCACCATTTCTCTTGGTCTGGGTTTTGGTGTGGAAAAGAAACTTAGCCCAGATGCCTCAATCTCCGCCTGCTCTCCTTGGCGTCGCGATAGTTCAGAGCGTGCGTCGTAAAAGCGCCCCCCCGGTGAACTATCTGATAGGGTTTTCTGTTTTATCGCGAGATCGTTTCCCATTTGTTTTATCTGGTCATTAATCTGGGTAAGTTCATTTCTTTTAATTCTTGAACCGCTACTGTTACTGGCGCGCCTGCTGGATACATCAATGCGCTGTTCTTCCAGTTTTGAAATGGAGTATTCAAGATTGTGAATATCCTGCCGTAGGCTATTCCGCTCACTCCGAGGAATTACCTGTGAAGCCAGCGACGATAAGTTTTCTTCTTCCAGAATTCGAGCGGTAGCCCCTTCATCATATAAACCAAGTGCTTCACGTACGGCGGTAGAAGATAGATTTTGTTTTGGTGATTTCTGTAGAAATTGCGCCCCATCGAGTAATGAACCGACATCAACGGAATGCCCTGCCATGATATCGGACATGGCCTTATTCATTGCGGCGGCGTGAGCATCACGGGAGAGAACATTAACAGGAACGCCAGGCGAAACGGTCACTTCACGGTTTAAGTGAGAACTGGTAGTTAACGCGGCTGACACCTCTTCTGAAGTAACATTGCGAACAGGTACGCTTTCCCCCCTGCTATTAATAAAGCGCCCCAACCCACCAAAAGCGATGCCTAAAATGGCATCTGTAGCAAGTGACTGCCGATCCATTACATCGTACTGCTGCGCCATCTCTGGATACCCACCACGCCGTAACACGTCAGCGGATAGCCCACGCTGAGCCATTCCCATAGTTACGTTTGCACCAGCAGAATAAAACACATCAGGTGCCGCGCGAGCTATCGGGGATAGGATGTTTCCCGCTCCCCGCCCACTGGACGCCAGCGCAGACCCCACACCTTCAGCAACAACACCACCAGCACGTAATCCAAGCGACATTGGAAGAATGGCACCTAAGGCCGCTGTCCCACCCGTTACAAGCGCCTTATCTACTGCTGTACCAAAATCCACCTTGCCAGCAATTGATTTTTCATAATCAGAAAAGCCCTGCAAAGTTCCAACAGTAGCGGCCGCTCCAGGGAGTCCGCCCAGCAAAGAACCCGCTACAGCCTGCCCACCCATCTGAGAAAGCGAAAATAAAACTTGTCCTGCCGTGCCAGTTGTCCCCGGATCTGGCGTTAAGAGCCTGACTTGTCGCTCTGCCAGCTTGCGTTGTTCTTTGATGAATGATTCGGACGTGTCGCTCACCCCAAGCGAATCATTGACAGCGCGAGCGATAGGGGTAACGACAGTGTCAACACCAGCCCACGCCACTTGGTCAGCCTGAGTTATGCCGGCGTACAGCCCTTTGAATGGCGCAGTAAAAGCGCCATCAAAAAAACCTGCATCACTTTTCTTACCAATTGGATTCTGCGCCGCAACATCCAACATCTGGTTTTGCTCTTCTGGAGAAAAATAACTCATTGAGGGATATCTCCAGCAAATCGAACCTTAGGCCGTGTCAAATCAAGGATGATAGGGGCGCCTTTATTGTCGTACAGATACCCAGCGCCGAGCTTTATTAGGTATTGGCTGTCGCCGTAGCTTTGTAATCCATATTGACCGGGTGGCGCTGAAACGCCGGCATCAATAACTTGCGTTTTCCACGCTTGATTAACTTCATTGTTGAATTGATCTTCTGACATCCCCCATGGCAATAAGACTTTCCCTTGCCCGTTGTAGTCGTATATTCCCCCCGTTGCTACGTCAATAGCTTCACGCCAGAGAGTTTTATCGTAATCGCCAGAAACATCACCCTTGCGACTTTTTACCCCAGCGTAATAATCTTGTGCTGTCTGATATATCTTCTCAGCCGCAAAAGAATTTCCCGCCGTAACCCCCTTAAGTTGACTGGCGAATTCAGGCCGTAAGTCTGTATCCTTTGGCATGGGTATGCCTTTCAGCCCGTTCTTTTCCCTTCGCGCATCAGCACCTTCCAGAATGGCTGTAGCAGCCGTTGAGGGTGAAATATCATCAGCAACCCTACCTGACTTATCCATGATCATTCCTGCCGCTGCTGCTGACGGCGCGCCCTGAGATATTTGTTGTAGCGTAGTGGTGTAGGTTCTTGTATCGCCACCAGCACCACGGCGTATCGCATCAAGGATCGCGGCCTTTTGACTTGCTGGTGCAGTTTCCATTAACGTACTAAGCTGCTGCGCCTCCTGTGGCCTAAGCAGTTTTTTAGGTACGGCGATGCCGACATTCTGCTGTAAAGCAGTGAGTGTATCCGCCCTGTCAGCCAACTGACTCGACAGCAATTCAGCGTTTCCCGACAACTCTAAAGGTTGAACGTCTTCACCTATACGATTTTGTGCAAAGCTAACGGGGTCATCTGCAAACATCTTGTTATTGGCTTGCACAGCCCTATCCAGCATATCTAGTCTGCGATAGTCGGCAATCGTGCCGCCTTTTTTATTCAACTCTGCCGACAACTGACTAACATAATTAGTGGACTCAAGAGGCCCCTTACTGATCACCTCTTGAATTTGTGGACCAAGGCTTAATAGCTCCTTAACTTCCCCCTCCGAGCTGGTTCCTCTCGTAGCAGTAATGACTTTATCTTGCAGCTCGGCGCTAACTGTCTTTCCGGCGTAAATCAGAGGGGCAACAGAATTAACCGCTCGTAATGCCAGCGCTTCGCGCTTAGCTTCTGCGGCACGCGCGCGGTTTTCGATGGTGATCTGATAGTTCATCGCTTGATTCAGCAGGGCGTTGCGTTTGTCTGGATCAAGTTTATCAATGTAAAACCCTTTCTCGGATGTAAGTTGGTTACTAAAATCCGACAACGCAGCACCGTTATTTCTGGCCTCCATCAGTTTCTGTTGAGCCTGATTAGACCAGTTCTTGTCAATCCAACTTTGGCGCACTTTCGCCCACTGCGCACCATAACCAATCCGCCCCTGTTCTTCATAGCCGGCTGACATCGCGTTAATTTTTTCAATATCCGCGCCTGGGTAATTGGTTAATTTACCCAGCTTATCCAGCCCACTATCGACCTGATCGCGCGCTTCAATTTTCAGCGCTGTGCGGGCGTACCCCTGAGCCGTGGTGAGCCCGTCAGATTCGTAACGCTTTAATCCACCTTCTGCCACCTGAGTTTCTGCAATGCCCAGCCCTGAAAATTGCGGCTTTTCCAGCTTACCCACAGCTTCGTTGTAAACATTTTCAACCTGATCGGCGCGTAACGTGCCATCTTCAACGCCACGGCGTATTGATTCGTTAACGTCTTTCAGCTTGATTTGATAATCGAGCATCGATTCACCAGCACGCGCGCGGACGACAGCATTAACCTCTCTCCGAGCATCATCAGCCAGCCCCGCCACGGCCTGCCCAATTGCACCAGTCCCGCTCACGCTGACTCGCGTTGGCTGCGGATTGGGTACCGCGTTACCAAAATTGCCCGTTGGTATGCGCATCAGTTAACCCCCATGTTGCTGAACATGTTGTTAGAGGACGCACCAGAGTTAGCCTTTGTTGCTGTTGATGCTGCTGCCGGGCGTTTCCAGCCTGAATAAGCCGTGCCGCCAGCCTGAAGCAGCGATGACCCCGCACTGATGTAGCTCGATGTCGCTGCGTTACGACCGCTAATCCGGTCGGCCTGCCCTTGCGCTCGATATCTTGCGGCCGCATCTTGCCCGCCAAGCACCGTCATTGTTGCGTCTTCTTCAGCGTCACCAGTAATGCCCGATGTAATCCGTAACGCGGTACCCTCTCCAGTTTCGACACCAGACGCGGCATAGGCAGCGTTAGCCTGCGCCGCTTGCGCAGCACCAGCCTTACGAATCTTCTCCGCCTGCACTCGCGCTGCTGCCGCTGCCGCGTCTGCATCTGCTTGCGCCTGGTCTGCCTGATAGTCAGCCATTTTTTTCTGCTGCATGCCGCTGGCTGTTGCGGCACCCGCCGCCAGCACAGACGATGCAACCAATGCGATTTCCACACCTGTACACATCGTTAACCTCCCATCGAATACAGCGAGCCGGTGCGCAGCAAGCCTAGCCGCTGATACAGGTCGCCGGTGCGATCTTCGTGAACTCCGGTAGTGATACCCATTCGAATCTCTACCACGTCACGCTCTTTCGCCCAGCGAATAAACTCTTTCACCAATCGATATCCAGCACTGCCACCGCGATGATCAGCATCAATAAATACGCCGTACTCAAACGCCATGCGGTCATGAGAAAACCAGAACGGCGCGATACCGCCCGCCATCCAGCCGATAATCACACCATCTTTTTCCGCAACCAGCACCGCACCATACTCCGACTCGATCAGCTGATCGGCCAGTCCCGCGCACTTCTCCACGTTGAACGATACGTTTCGATAACTGGATTCGTGATGCATGCGCATCCCCAGCAGCACCAGTGCCGGAATGTCTTCTTTTATTGCCTGTCGAATCACTGTTAGCCCCCGTTACTGGTAAATGTGATGATGATCGCCAGCAGGTGGAAAGGTAATGGCTGTCGCTGCTGGATGAGTAAAGAGTCTTCGCCTTTTTCCCAGCCGAGTTTTCCCCAGGAATGATCGCCAGTGAAAAGCGGCGCTGGTTTATTCAGGATTTGCGGGCCGAACTGACGGAACGGGATTACCTGCCCATTACACTCCGCACCTGTAGTTTCCAAGAACCGCATGGTTACTTCGCTGGTGCGTTTCTTCGCGTTTTGTGTCGTTCCCTCAGTTGTGGCAACCTCAGGCGTCAGCGTCTCAATTGATGTGTCGTAATGCAGGCCGATTTCTACATGCTTAGCGGCGCGGGATAGCGTGACCTGTCCGCCGCTAACTGTTTGTTGAGGCATTACGCTACCGTCAGCCACGATATCAACAGCCTTTCCGTTAAGGTGTGCGAGTCCAGACCAGACCGTTGCGCCTACATCACTGACGCCCGTCACTGCGGAATCGGTGTTAAGGCGGGTATCAAGCATTTCCACGTAGCGAACCAGTGCGCCGTTTACTTCGCGACTAACGATCACGTAAACCACATCGTCTGTTTCGGACGGGATAGACGCTACTGACTCGAAATTTCCGTCAGTTATCTGGCGCGACCACGCGATCACGTCTTGCCCTCGGTCAACCGCCATCGTTACCAGTACGCCATCGTTACGAACCAGCCAGATAAACGAATCAGGCTGCTGTTGGTAAGCCATTTCCGTTACGCCGCTTTCAGTAATATGCTCAGACAGGATCGACATATCGTTAGCGGAGTACGCGACATAGCTGTCAGGGTCATAGGCAACTGCGAACACCTTCCGGCCAGCGCGCTGAGCAAACATAATTTCAGTACCGACACGGATCGGGCGAATGTTATTGCACCCGTACGGGCTGGGGTTTTTTACTGAAATATTGGTCGGCGTAATGGCTGAATCACTACCAGCCGTTAACGTAAACTCGCCGCCGTACGTTAGCGCTATCAGGGTGTTCATCTGCGCCAGATGCACAATAGGGTTTATCTGGTCAGATGAAACTGTAAATGACATAGCGTCATCATCTTCGGTGCCGATCTCAAAGCTGAGATAGGAGCCAGTTTCACTAAACCAGACAGTTTGCGGATAGCTGGGGGAGCCAGCGAAAACCAGACGTTGCTGATAGAACGTAACGGCACCCGGATAACCCAAATCCTCCGACCAGACACTATCCTCGCGCGTCCACGCGCCAGGTGATGCCGCTTGCGTGGCGCTCAGGTCTGAACGAATTACACCACTTGCAACCTGTGCGCTTTCAACTGCGTTTATCAACACCAGCCCTGCGTTGATTCTTACGTAAGAGCCTACGTCAGCGGCCACCCATCCGGTGCCAGTGAATGTCTCACCCTCTTCATCATTGGATAGCGTTAACGTAATAGCTGAGCCCACGAACTCCTTAATGGACGGCTTACACCATTTTTCCGGTGTGTCTCGGATTTCTTCAAACGGTCTAACGATGAAAGGCGCAGCTTCTAACACCCATTCAGTTTGCCCTTTACGCTGCAAGCGGAACGGTGGAACCTCTTGGTGAACCAAAAACATTGTGTCGGCGCTTTGAACGAAACGAACCTCTGCCAAATCATCAGACAGATACGGGCTTTCGATTTCGTAAGGCGTGTTGTCATCCTTAACGATCTGCGCGCCGTTCTGGTAGAAGCGCACATACCCGTCGCCAAACTCAAGCATGTAAGCCTGAGAGCGATTGAACACGAACGGGATGAGGCGCGTTTTCTTGTCTGCGTGTTTCGTCGCTGCACAAAAACGGGTACCAGCCCGACGCATTACGCCACCGTGAATAACACAAACCGCATTTTCTACACGCTTTGCGCCGTTGGCGTATCGGGCAATATCAACACGCCCCATCAGGCGCGGGGAAATCTCCCCCGCTGTGAAATTGGTTTTTATAATATTGGCGCGCATGACTAAAACCTCGCTTCCATAGTGGGGTAGCCGCCGAGTTCTTCAGGTGGTTCCTCTTGCCCGTCTATCGCTTTGGCCTGACGTAGCAAATAGGCCGCCTCTTGTGTCAGCGTGTCGCGTAGGCTTGACGATGCTGTTACCGCGTAGGCGAGTTTCGCGGACATCGTTGCTTCGGCTAAACCGACCAGCGCAGAATCCCACGTAGATTCGTCCTCGTTACGGAAGATGTAACGCAGCTCGATAACGCTGATATTCGCCAGCAGCTTTCGCCCCTCGATCCGGTAGCGGATATCGTCATGTTCACTGCCAACGGAAAGGATGCGTAACAGGTCGCCAGGTAATGGAAATTGATACGTAAACCCAAACGCGGGCGGCGTGCTGGATGGTGAAAGAACTACTCGTTTAACCGCGCAATTCCACGGATGTTTACGCAGTAGGTCATCACGAACAGATGGGTAAATGTTTGAGCAAAGGCGCGCATGACTGGTTGCCTCATCGAAGCTGTTGATTGGGTTAGCGCCAAGCGCCAGAAGTGCATTTGAACAGATGGAAACACTGGAAGCCATGAGCGTGATCCTTGAATAAAAAAGCCGGGAGTTACCCCGGCAAGGGCGCTGGCGTTATGCGGCGACGAAATCGATCGCTACGACTTTCTTTTCGTTGGCGCGGCCTGCGCCGTAAGACGCATCCACAGAGATCTGGATGGTGTTGTTTTTGTCACGACGCGGGCCAATGTCGGTGTTGTATTCAGCACCAGTACCGAAATGCACGGCAGACTTAGCCCACGCAGCGGCGGTTTTTGTGGTAACACCCGCGTTAGTTACCGCGTCCAGCGCTTCATATGCCAGCCACTTGAAGCCCAGCCATGAGCCAGACAATTGCCCTTCTTGCAGCATTTTTACAGCCATGAAATCCGCGCTGGTCAGGGTGGTGTCGCTCAGGATTTGCGTCAGCATATCGGCGTTATACGTGATGTATAGATCCTCGCCGTTCTGCTCGTCGCACTCGTTGCGGCGAAACATGGCTTTTGCCGCGATCAGTTTGGCCTTTGTTACGCCAGTGCCACCAGCAACGATTTTCTGAGACGCAGGCAGTACAACGTTAGTGTACGCGCCGTTGTTCTCAGTCTTGCGCGGCACCGCATCCAGCAGCCCACGATAAATTACCGTGTCTTTACGGCGGTTAGCTGCGGCAAGCGTCAGTTGCAGGTACGGCCCCTGAGGGTCGGCCAGCAGTTTACGCAGGTCACGCTTTTCAACTGGAACAAATACGCCGTAGTCCGCCATCAGTGCGTTACGAGTACCAGCTTCAGGGACATCCCACTCCGTATCACCAAATCGCGTGGTGATTTGTTTCATTTCGATGGTGCCCATATCGTTAATCGTGAACGCTGAGCCGGTGATCTGCCCGCGATCGTGCACAGCAGCTTGCAGACGGGAGTCCTTTTGCTGCGATGCAATTTCAAATGAGTCATGAAACTGCTGCACGAACGCAGCGGTGATCATGTTTTTATTGGCATCAAAAGCCATGATGTACACTCCAAATCTGTTTCGCCTGCGGGGTGTCGATTTCTCGGCCCATTACATCGACTGCTTGGCGTTTACAGGCGACGGGAATCAGGTATCCGGCTACCACGCCGGGCTGTGGAGTGATTTTGCAGAGTGTGCGCGGTCGGTTTCCCGACCAAATGAAAAAGCCAGCGGTTAAGCTGGCTTTGATGTGACATGTCACGGCGTTATTTAATCTTTCAGGTATTCATCAGTAGAGACAACCATCTCACCCTGTAGTAACTCAGCGTGAGTGCTTGTCACAATTACCGAGTGATGCGGGTGAACATTTTCCGCCAGCCACTTAATCATCGGCTTAGCGACATCCTCGAAGCTGACCTTCTTTTCTGCTGTTTCATGTAAACCGCCGCCCATGTTGTACCACTGCCAGCACTTGCCAAACTCGCGGTTAAGGTCATGGTCGGTAAGCCCATCAATTACAGCCAGGTCACTTACCGCTGTCTCGTACTCCGGTTGATACCCTTCACCGATTGCGGTTTTGATGTACTCGGTCATTTCGGCGCGCGGTGGGTTTAACTGCGCCGCCTGCACTCCGGGTATTTTCCCGGCGCAAATAGCATCGAAAAGCCGACAAACCAAATCATAGTCTCGCCCGCCGGCAGGGAAATACTCTTGCATGATGGCGACTGAGTTTTCTTTTTCGCTCATTGTGACACCTATAGGTTATGCGACCGTTTGGTCGCCGTAGGTTTTTGCGTAATAAGCCCGAACGCGCGCTGACACTCGTTCGTGATCGGCGTGCTTCGCGTTCGTGTAAGCCTCAGACTTCATCAGGTCACGGATAGTCTGCTGCTCTTCCAGATTCACTTCTGTGCCTACAGGGGAATCCTCCTGCATTTCTTTACCGACTTTCGCCAGCATGCGGATAACCATCGGGTTATTGCCGATCGCGTTAATGTCGTCGCCATCTTCCGCGAGCGATTTAAACGCACGGTACGCCAGCCCAATGTTTTGCTTAAATTCCGCGTCGGTTTTCCACGTTTCTTTAAGCGCGGTTGCGGCCGTCTCTTGATCCAGTTCTGCGGCACCGTTAACCAGTCCACCAGCGCGCTGCATGTATTCACCAAGAACGAAACCAAGCTGATCGTTAGTCAGCCCTTTTGCGTGAGCGGATTTAAGAAAGCCCTGCATTTCAGGATCGGCTTTGAACTCTTCCCAATTAAACCCTTCGGCCTCAACCTTAGGCGCGTACTCATCCGCTGTTTTTGGGGGTACATCCCCGCCCCCGAATCGTTTTTCAAGGTGAGAATGCGCCTCAGCCAGCTTCCGCGCAGAGCTTTCAATGTTGAGTTTCCCGTCTTCGCCCATGACACGGTATTTTTCTGGCACCCAATCAGATGCGCCAGGCTGCCCCTGAGCGCCAGGCTCAAGAACTGAACCGCCACCTTCACCGCCTGCACCATCATTGCCGCCGCCATTGCCGCCGCCATCAGTGCCAGCGTCAGCATTCATGAACGTATATTTATTCTTCCACCACATCGACACTTACCCCGTCAGCTTCGTTGAGCCTGCGTAAAATAAAATCGAGCACATCGCGTCGCCCGGCGTTAAAGCATGTCTGGCGATCACCCTCAGGGCCGCCCTTCACAAAAACTGCACCACCGAAACGGCGGGTTAGCTCGTCAAGAACCTCCGGCCCGCCCGGTGTTTCTTCAAAAATGCGTCTGTAGTCCTCTGGTCGCACCTGCTTTAGCATTACTGGTTACCTGCCATCTGTTGAATGATTGACGTCCCAGCCTCTTTCCCTGCTGCGCTCGCTGCCTCCTGCCCTGCCTGCATCATCATTTGTTGCTGTGCTGCCTGCTGTTGTGCTTGCGCCCGCTGATCGCGCAACGTGGTGACATCATCAGCACTGCGGATAACCTTGGCTGGAACGCCTAACGCCTCAGAAATCACGCGCGTAGCCTGGTCGGTGTCTATCAAGTCAGTAACCTGCGGGTTGATTTGCGCCAGTTGAGCCATGTTTGCACCAAGGCGCTCAATAGCCGTCACGTCCTCCAGCTTCTGCGCACGCGCCAGCGGTGAGATATAGCGGACGTTAAAATTGGCCTGCTGCATGCTGTCTGGCATTTGCGGGAACACGCCAGCGCGGAACGCAATACCGAAACAGCGCTCGACAAGGGGTTGCAGGTATTCAGCTTGAAAGCGGCCATAGACGGGGCCGAGCAATTGACGGATTAGCGCCACACGCACATGAACTTCCGTAGCTGTCATTGCGGGGCCATTCTGCGGCTGGAGCTGGTCAGCCATCAGGATCTTGCGTATCTGCGCCTGCAACCGCTCTTCCGCCGTAAATGCGACGTTGAAATCTGCCCCCGTCAGCAGCGGTTTCATGCTTTCAACGCTGTTGGCTACGATGATGCGACGCGGTCCCACTTTGACTGTGCGCGGATTCAATACGCCGTCATCTTCCGCAATCCACATACCGGAAATAGCCAAATCTTGTGCGGCTTTCTCCATGCGCTTAATTTCGTTCAGCTCTTTGCAGTCCGGTAACGCATCATAGACAGGGCCGACGCCGTACGGATTGCCCGGTATTTTCATCCAGCGCGGAACGGCGACAGGGAATTCGTGATAACCAGACTCACGCGCCGTGCGCTTCTCTGCCACTTCGATGTGATACGACGCAAAGCGCATGTTCTTTGCGAGCCGTGCATCAACCACGTAGCTTTCACGCGGAAAAATGGCGTGAATAAAATCAAACTTGGTGTCTGGCTTTTTCTTCGCAGCATCCTTGATTTTATCGCTCAGCTTATCGTCGCTAAATTCCTTCACCGCCTGTTCAGCGGTCAGCGGATAGCAGCGGTAAACCGTGTCTACAATGCCATCACGACGACTTGATGTTGCGTAGACCTGCGGCAGCGGCCACTGCTGGAATGTGTAGCCGCCCTCTTCCCTGTCCTCATCGATGTACAGAGCGAACCAGCCGGCGCACACGACATCCAAACACGATTCGTAGGCTTCTGCGTCAAAGTTGGCTGCGTGGATATTTTCCCACACCAGCGTTGCGCAGGTTGAGAGCCACGCTTTTTCGTCATCGCTCAGGCTTTCGCTGTTCAAATCGAGCCATTGCGCGTTAGCGGGCGTCATGCCCGACATGAGCGCAGACGCCAAAATGCGAGCGCTATCCGTTGCAGTACCGTCCAGCAGCTTAGCAACCTTCGATCTCGCACTCTGCGCATCCAGTACGTCAGATGAGAAGCCAGCGCCGCGCAGCGGATAGGTGTAGTCATAGCACTCACGCCACACCGCTTCGTTCGGCTGACGAATAGCCTTGAGTGAATCGGTACGCCGGATCAGCTTTGCGGCAATGTCATCCATAGTTACGCCCCTAGGTTGCTTTTACCGCTGGCACCACTGGATAGTAGCGATGTATTACTGTCTGCCGCCCCCTCTGCGCCGTTAGCCAGCAGAGACGATCCCTTTTTGCGCTTCTTCCGTGCTGCGGCGTCTGCGTTAGCCGACTTGGCAGCGGCATCCGCTGCTGCTGCGGCGTCTGCTTCAGGGTTGCTCTGCACTACGCTTGGCGTTCCTCCACACATAGCGATCCCCTTACTTGACCAGCCAGCCGTGATCGGTAAGAACGGGCGCTGAAAAGGTTTTGCGCTGGCCGTCTTCTGTCACGATTGCTGCTGTGGTTGATTGGCTGGTAGTGGCGAGCTTTACCAGTTCGATAAATTCGATATTGTCAGTTAGCGGCTGGTCGGTCAGGTCGGTAAAGCCCATTGCCTCGAACTTCGCAAGAACAGCCAACGCGGCACTAGGCAGCTCAGAGAGTGCCGCGTTGCGTGCGGCGATTGATTCTGCGGTGGGCTGTAGCGTGGCGTTCACTTCAGCAGGATCTTCAGTGGTGGTGATGGGCAGAACGGTAGCACCTGCGGTAGCCGCGTTTAGCTGCTCTGGTGTGTTGGCTGCAGTGGTGTTTTCAGCGCCTCCAGGCACTTCGATTTGCTTTGGTTGTCTCGCCATTACCTTTGCTCCGATGGGGATTTTGGAGCTTGCAGAATGCACGTAGTGCGGTTCGGTTTCCCGACCAAAAATTATCGATTTAGTAGGTCATTTAACATAATGGTGCTTTTGCGCACCAACGAAAATGCACTCAATCGAAAAACAGGGTGAAAGGCTTAAAAGATCACATTAAGTGGGCTGGAATAAGGAGTTTTCAAAAACAACATTTTGTTAACAAATGACGGGTATTGCAGTTCACCTGCTTTACGCGGTGAAAGGTTAGTTTTTAGCACTTTACAGTTTACGGTACCGGCTTTGGAAAAAGCGAGTGTACGGTATTTCCTGAGGCGCTCTGTCGGTTGTCAACTCCCACAAACGAATCAATGCTTCGCCATCGTCGTAGCGCGGTACTGCACCCGCTTTCCAGCCATAGAGCGTAGATTTAGATACCTGTATGGATTTTGATATCTGCTGCTGTGTCATCCCCGCCCGTTCGATATCCACGATGATTTTAAACCAGTCTATTTGCATTGTGCGTGCTCCTTTCATCAGGACTTGCAAAACGCGCGCACGCGCGAGCATAGAGAGCGATTTTATTGAGCTTTTGGCGCTCGTTAATCGCCGTGGTGGGGTCAAATAGTGATTGCATATCGCTACCCGCAATAAATTACATGTTCCTTGCTAGACCACCTGTGACCACCTAGACCGCTATTTTCTAACCTTTTCCCAAATCGACTTATATATATATATGGGGTTCTTAGTAAAAAAGTGGTCTAGGTGGTCTAGGTTGGCTTTTGCCTTAAATTACAGCACGTTTACGCTAGACCACCTAAATTACAAAGGTGGTCTAGGTGGTACTAGTTTTCACCCAAACGCGTATCTGTTTACCGTTTACGAATCGCCTATCTCGTAAATATCCGCAATTCTGCAAAACATTACCGATTCGCATTTCTTCACGTTTTCCTATGCTGCGAGAATCAAGCCCAATAGCTTCTTTAAGCACGTCACTAGTTAGTAAAAATTCGCAGCTTCGCGGAATGTCATTAGTCATCAGGTCGGGCGTGTCGAGCCATTTCTCAACTGTTTCCAGCCACGCATCCTTAATCGTGTACTGCTCATGGACGCTCGCGCCAAGGCGTTCAGCATCGCGGAACTGGACACCGCCAAGTTGTTTAAACGTCTCGCGGGCTTCCGCCCACAACAACAGCAAGTCGTGCTTAACAGCCCGCACATCGACACTTGATACCTCTACAGGCAACCACCGACGGTTACCTGTTTTATCAGCGAGAAATTCGTCTTCGTTGGTAGTGCCAATAAATACCAGGCGTCGCGGGAACTGCGTGGCGAACTCCCGATATTTGGGTATCCAGTTCTCATGAGTGCGTGTCACAAACGCCTTTATGGATTCCAGCTCTTTGGTATTGAGGCCGCGCAGCTCGCCAATCTCCGCCACCAATCTCCCGCGCATCTTGCGTGCAAGGTCGTCATCTTTCTCAGCAAAAGATATCTCAGTGAAGAACGCCGGATCGGGGCTCAACGCCTCTACCCCAGATGATTTACCACACCCCTGAGGGCCGACGAGGATCGGCACCATATCGGCTTTAATACCTGGCTCCAGCACCCTGCCCGCTAACGCCGTCCACATATACATAGACACCGCGCGAGTGTACGCCGTGTCGGTGGTACCGAAATGCGTATGGTAAAAACGCTCGATGCGAGGTACACCATCCCACTCAAGCCCGTTAAGCCAGGTGGTGGCCGAGTCGAAAGGCTGTTCGTCAGCGGCCAGCAGCACTACGTCGCGGATCAGCTCGCGCCCGACGGGTTTGAAACCGCGCTTTTCCATCGCGATGCGCAGACGTGCGTAATCGGGGTCGGTGAACGCCTGCCACCGGCCAGAGCCTTCAGGCGCGAACATGATTTCGTCGCGGAACTGATCAAAGCGAATATCGATGTTTACGAAATCAGGACGCACAACTGCTTTGGCTGCGTTGCTAATGGTGGCCTCAATACGCCCCCATTTATCCCGCTCGAATGCAGGCAGCGGTGCAGGCTCGGCGACATCTGTGCTGGTCAGATCCTCGAAATCGTTGTTGCGAATGCCGATGGCATTTAGGAAGTCACCATCGTTGCGGTGTGCACAGCTGGCGTGCAGGCATTTGAAATGCCCGAGGTCAAAACCTGCGGTACCGGCGGGGAAGTAAACGGTACTGGTAGGGTCACCACTTGTACTATGCCCGTCCTCAAACGGACACCGGATATAACGCTCACCGTTGGTGCCGTCGAGCAGTGTCCAGCCGTTGGTGTCAAGGTATTCCGCAGTATCATCCGCAGCGCCAGGCGTGAACGTTGACCGATCCCGCATCTTCGTGCTGCCCGCTTCCGTGGTAATCGATACGGGTAGCGCGTCGGCCAGCTGCTGCCACAGCGTTTCGAGCTGATCAGCGGTAATGACTGGCGGCTCCTCCGGTAGCCCCTCATCCCACTCGATGCGAGCGCCGCTACTGTGCGTACCGCAGGCAACGAACTGCTGCCCGTTCGCCAACAACTCAATGATGCCGAGTTCACCCTCTAACCGGTGGATACGCTTTCGGAAATCGCCATCGACAGCCAGTATATACAGGCATTTATGGCTATTCGCACGCCAACGCCGCGGCGGTAGTTTGCCCAGTAGCTGCACCAGCAGGTCACGAATTGCGGACTGCACGTCTGGGTCTTCGCTGTCACAATCCAGAGCTAACCACCCGTAACCGGTACGCACGCAGATACCGTAATCAGGCTCTTTAGACCAGCGGGCAAAGTCATGTTCACTAACAACATGCTCTGTCCACTGAGCAATACCCGTGACCAAACGATCACGGTTATAACGGCTCGGCGTTTTACCCAGCGCTTTCAGTTTACTGTCGGGGGAAATTACGGCGTCTGGTTTACACACAACTGGCAGCAGCTGGTCAGTACGCCCCAGCACCAAATCGAAATGAAACCATTCGTCAGGCGTAGCCCCCCACACTTTTTGATTTGGCATGGGCTACGCCTTTTCGTTTGGGGTGACTTCTTGATAGAAGTCTTCTAATGCTTTTACGATCGACAGGCGCGGATCCTCATTCTTTCCCGAGGCAATCCTACTTATAGATGCTTGGCTAATACCGATCTTGTTTTTAATATCTGTCTGGGTGAAGCCCAGATTATTCAGCGCCACAACGATTTCTTTAGGGCTCAACGTTTGCATACGCCATATCCTCTCTGGTTATGAATTCACAACTGAATGCAATACTAATTCAATTATGAATTAAGCACCAGTATAGGATATTCAAGATAGAATATTCATCTTTGAATAAAACCACCACAAAGGAATGGCTATGGTTTTCTCTACCGATAAACTTATTGCGAATATCAACTATCTTATGTCTCAACGAGGTATAGCCAACGTAACCGATCTCGCTAAGCAACTGCGCATACCTCAGCCGACTATGCATAGATTGCTGTCAGGGGATGTTAAAGAGCCCAAATACCCGATGATAAAGCACATAGCTGATTTCTTTAGAGTGAACGTACAAGACCTGATGGAAAAAGATGTATCCAAGTTGGGTGCAAAGGAACCCACATTTCCCGAGAAGTCTACTTCATTGCAATTTAGAGAGGTTCCCGTGGTCGGGGGCGCTCAGCTAGGTAACGGCGGTCACTGGACTAGCATGCAGTACCCTGCGGGGTTCGGGGATGGCCATATAAAATGGCCTACTAACGACCCAAATGCATACGCACTGCGTTGCTCTGGGGACTCGATGAAACCACGAATAAAAGATGGCGAGTACGTAGTTGTTGAGCCGCAACAGCAGTATCTGCCTGGCGATGAAGTTCTGGTTGTTACTAAAGACGAAAGAGTTATGGTGAAAACATTTTTGTACGAAAGAGACGGTGAAGTTATGGTTATGTCCGTAAACGAGGAACACTTACCGATCCGTTTTTCTTTGTCAGAAATTGAAAGCATCCATTACGTAGCTGGTATAGCAAAACCCTCTCTCCGCATAGGCTACTAAATCCCATCCGATACAGCCGCCCCAATGAGCGGCTATTTTCCTTAAAAAAATTCACTTTTGAATTGACACATCATAAACACTCAATTAAATTCATTTATGAATTAACAAGCCATTTTTGAATTTTCGCTCTTTAACAACATGCGGAGTTAATCATGCTCAACACAGATGAACGCCTGTACTACGCAGGCGCGGGTGAAACCCTGAAAGCAATATTGATTCAGGCTCACCTAGAAGAAAAAGAAGAGGCTTTTGCAGACAAAGCCAAACAGATCGCCACCGCTGTACGTGACGCCTATCTAATTCTGCTCGACGTTCCTTTACCGCAGCGTGGCGGGGATTACGACGTTGAACTGAGCCGGAAAATAGCGAGAAACCTTAAGCATTTTCTCGCTACGGATGACATGACGCGTTTAACGGGTGACGTCAATCAGGCTGATTAAACGCTCTTTCATGTCGGAGCCGTCCGGGTACAGCCTCAACAGACGCTCGTGAACATCGTCACCTGATTTATTGACAAGTACCGAAACGACTGCTTTCAGCAGGTCAACGTCCCTGACAAGTTCTTCAACTTCTGGTGATTTAGGCATTTCGAATTTCCTCTTTGTTTGTGGTGAACGTTGAGGATACCACCGCCGCCTGAGGTGGAAAAACAAACAGGCTTCAGACCTGAACCGGCTTCGCAAGTCGGCTGAGTTCTGAACACTCCGCTCTTTAACAAATTGGAAATTGGTTCTGCATGTGGCTGACATTGCGCAGCGCGATCGCTCCCTGCAACACCTCGGAAGGTGCCACAGGCGATGGAAAACATACGCCAGCATAGCGATCAAAGCGGAGGGCATAACACATGCAGGGTCAAGGTAGAACGAGCTGATTTATCAAGCGCCTGTATAGGGCGCTTCATTAAGTCATCTGAAACAACTTTCTGCCAATACCAGGGCACAACCGGGTGCAGGTTTTCTGCACCGCCGGAATCGTAACCGGCAGCTATTACCCGTAAAGCTGTGTAGCCCTTGCCTGTCAGGATGATGGGCTTTTTTTTCATGCAGGAAGGTGCCCCCCGCGTGAAAGGAGTTCCCCCATATGAAGATCCTGAAAGCGCCTTTCGATGAAGGGCAACGACTTGCAAAAGAAGCAGTAACGAGCCGGTCCGCCGTCCGTTGGTGGCTCGCTATGCAACACCTTAGCCGAGCATACCAAGTCATTAATCCCTACCTAACAACTCATGTAGCGAGACGATAAAATGCAAAATAAATTAACAACATATAAGGGCTTTAAACACGACCTTATGTGCCGTGGCTTTCAGTTCGAGTTGGATAAAACCTTCGAACACACAGGAAAGGTAGAAGCGTGTTCCTCAGGGTTTCATTCATGTGAGTACCCGCTAGACTGCTTCAGCTATTACCCCCCAGCAGGAAGCCGTTACGCTGAAACTGTTGCATCAGGCCAAATCAGCAAAGAAGACGGTGGCGATAGCAAGATCGCCAGTGCCACTATCACCATAAAGGCCGAATTGTCGGTACACCAACTGGTAACGCGCGCGATTGATTGGATCTGGAGTCGGGTTGATAAATCTTTAGAGCAGACAAACACCGGCAACTACTCCGCTGCCAGCAACACCGGCGACTACTCCGCTGCCAGCAACACCGGCAACTACTCCGCTGCCAGCAACACCGGCGACTACTCCGCTGCCAGCAACACCGGCAACTACTCCGCTGCCAGCAACACCGGCAGCCGCTCCGCTGCCAGCAACACCGGCTACCAGTCCGCTGCCAGCAACACCGGCAGCCGCTCCGCTGCCAGCAACACCGGCAGCTACTCCGCTGCCAGCAACACCGGCAACTACTCCGCTGCCAGCAACACCGGCGACTACTCCGCTGCCAGCAACACCGGCGACTACTCCGCTGCCAGCAACACCGGCGACTACTCCGCTGCCAGCAACACCGGCGACTACTCCGCTGCCAGCAACACCGGCAACTACTCCGCTGCGGAGGTGAGTGGACCCCATTCAGTAGCGGCAGCGTTTGGCATCGAAAGCAGGGCACGCGCTTCTGAGAAGGGCGCAATTGTCCTCTGCTATCGCAACGACGAAGGAGCGTTAATTCACATCCGCGCCAGCAAAATCGGCGATAACGGCGTTAAACCCCATACCTGGTACAAACTGGACGCAGACGCTCAGTTTGTAGAAATTGAGGAATAATCCATGAGTCTTGAAACACATTTGGCACGAAACAACGAGCTGGTAGCTCAACAGAACGATCTAATCACTCGACTGTTAAACGCGATTATTTCTGGTGCAGGGTTTTCTCATAAAGTGGACCAAACACCAACGTCACCTGAAAAAGCGGGCATAACCGAAACAACTCCTGCTTTAGATATTGAAACCCTCGATTTTGATGTGGTTATTGCGCTGGCGGGTTTATACCCCCAAGCGCAGGAAATCACTGCTGAGCAGATTGAAAAAGCAGTAGCCTACCAAAGTGCGACAGGTGATAGCCGCATTGTGCAAATTGACGCGCTGCGAATGGCCCTGTCCGCACCACCAATGAAGCACGCGCACAAGCAGGTGCTTTTGCTGTTGGCTCGTGCAATTACGTCCCACTGGGATGCTCTGAAAACCATAGGCGAACGTAGAGCATTCGCGGAGTCCTGGCTTAAATCTCCCCCCGAAGAACGGCATTTAGTCGCCCCTAAAGTCGATAAGAAGAAAAACCGGGTGGGACCTTTCTTTTATAAACACCCTGAAAGTGACGCTATCGGCGCGGTAGATACCGAAGAAGATCTGGAAGCTGTGCTTGCTGACCAAGGCGTAGAAATTAGTAAGGTTGAATATCTGCAGCTCAAAGAAGCCATCGATAAAGCCACCCCGAACCCGGCTGATGACACACCCGATTTTGCAGCCTTACGCAAACAAGCAGAAGGCCTTATTCTCCGGCTTGCTAAAAGCGGTTACCGCAGTGAGGCAGTAGCTATTTTAGAAAAATTTCGAGCAAAGAAACTCGGTCAGGTTGGGGATGAACACATTACCGAAGTTGTTGCGCTCGCCGAAAAAGCGCTGGAGGGTTAATTATGCCAGACGTTCACGCGCGATTATCCCCCTCCGGCGCACATCGCTGGATGGCATGCCCCGGTAGCCTGGCGCTTGAAGCTGGGCAGCCGGATAACGAAAGTCCTTTTGCAATTGAAGGTACCGCAGCACACGCGCTTGCAGAAACCATATTGCGTAATCGTCTGGAGCACCAGCCAGAGTACCCAGGTTGCGACGTCGGAACGTACCTTGGAGTCTACCCCCTTTCTCACCCTTCTAAAACTGAGCCGGGGCCGAAAGCCGATGAGGAAATGGTAGAAGCCGTTGGGCGCTACGTGGATACGGTCTGGTCACTGGCGCAAGGCAACGAGTTACTGGTTGAGCAGCGCGTCGACTTCTCACACATCGTAGGAGTGGATGAATCATTCGGTACCGCTGACGCCGTAGTTATCGCTGGTACCGAGCTGCAGGTGCACGATCTGAAATACGGCCGCGGTGTCAAGGTGGATGCGGAGAATAACCCGCAACTGCAGCTTTATGCTCTGGGAGCACTCGAGCAGTTCAGCATGTTGTACGACTTCGAAACCGTGCGCATGTTCATCCATCAACCGCGACTTAACCATGTTTCCGAGTGGGCTATGTCGGTGATAGAGCTGGAAGCCTTCGGGAAAAAAGCTCAGGAAGCGGCAGCCGATGCCATCGTGATGTTTAACATTGCTCAGTGCGAAGGCGTTGAAACTTTGCCGATGAGCAGTTTCACCTCCGGTGAAAAGCAGTGTCGATTTTGTAAGGCAAAGGGCGGTCTGTGTGCCAGCGAAGCACAGGCACGCCTTGACGCCGTGAAAAATGATTTTGTCGATCTTACCCAGCCTGTAGGGGGTCAGTTAGCGGAAGCGGCTAAACGCGTCCCTCTGCTAACCGCAGAGCAACTGGCCGATATTTATAGCCAGGTGGGGCTAATAGAGTCTTTCTGCAAAGCGGTGAGTGACCGTGTGAGCAACGAACTTAACGCGGGGCATGCGGTACCGGGGTTTAAGCTGGTGAGCGGTAAACAAGGTAACCGCGCATGGAGCGATGAAGAAGCAGCGCGCGCCCTGTTGAAAGACCAGTTCCGATATAAAACCGAGGAGGTTTTTGACTTTAAGCTGATCAGTCCAACAAAGGCCGAGAAGCTCATCAAAAAGGCCAGCCCCCGCCGCTGGCCTAAAGTTGAAGCACTGATAACTCGCGCTGACGGTAAACCTACCGTTGCCCCCGAATCCGACCCGCGCCCCGCGCTCAATATCAACCCGGTTAACGATTTTGACGACGTATCTGACGATACGCTCGCCGAAGACCTCATCTGATTAAGGAAACACTCATGAAAATTAAGCTGAACAATGTTCGTCTGGCATTTCCCTCTTTGTTTGAAGCTAAAACCGTAAACGGCGAAGGCGACCCACGATTCTCTGCTGTTTTTCTGATGGACCCTAAACACCCACAACTGGAAGAAATTCGTAAAACACTTAAGCAGGTAGCAAAGGAGAAATGGGCCGATAAGTGGGAAACCATTTACAGCCAGTTGGAGAAGAAACTCAAACTCTGCCTGCATGATGGTGACGAAAAAGCCGAATATGAAGGCTTTCCGGGTAATTTCTTCCTGAATGCGGCGAATAAAGCACGCCCTGCAGTCCTCGACCGTGACCGTGCGCCTCTTATTCAGGCGGACGGACGGCCTTACGCGGGTTGCTATGTCAACGCAGTTATCGACATTTGGGCGCAAGACAACAACTTTGGTAAGCGCATCAACGCATCTTTAGGGGGTGTTCAGTTCCTGCGCGACGGTGACGCGTTCGCGGGTGGCGGTGTAGCCAGCACTGACGACTTTGACGACATCAGCGAAGGTACTGACGCCGATGCACTGATTTAACCACGTTCTTTTACCACCACCACCACCACCACCACCCGGCTACGCGCCGGGTGTTACTTCACCCTGCTAACGGGTAAATACCTGACTTGTCCTTTTTCAGGGCCAGTCAGGTATTTACAGCCGTATTCGGTCATAGACCCCGCTATAAATATTTCTGTTTGACGAACATCAACGATCTCTACTTGGTAACCGTTTTCGGCGTCGATAGCCTTATCACCTTTTTTTAACACGTAAGTACTCCTTTTATGAGGATCCGTAATGCAAAGGATACTATGGGGCGATCTGGAAACCTATTGTGAAATCCCAATCAAAAATGGGACGCATGCTTATGCAGAGAGTGTCGAAGTGATGCTGTTTGCCTGGGCAATCAATGACGATCCTGTCAGCGTCTGGGATTTAACTGCTGGCGACCCCATCCCCAACAAGCTGCGGAAGGCAATCGCCGAGCCCGACACTTTACTTTATTTTCATAATTCGCACTTTGACCGCACCGTTTTGCGCAACGCGATGCCTGAGTTGGCCCCAGAGGTAACCCGCTGGCGCGACACAATGGCGCAGGCGCTCGCGCATGGACTCCCTGGAGCGCTGGGTGCGCTTTGTGAAGTGCTGGGCGTTCCGCAAGACCGAGCGAAAGACAAAGAAGGTAAAGCGCTGATCCAACTGTTTTGCAAACCGCGCCCGAAGAACAGCAAACTGCGTCGTGCCACCAGCAAATCTCACCCGGAAGAATGGCGACACTTTGTAGCTTATGCCGGATTGGATATCGAGGCTATGCGCGAAGTGTATAACCGTCTACCCAAGTGGAATTATCAGGGTACAGAGCTGGCCCTATGGCACCGCGACCAGCAGATCAACGACCGCGGCGTCTGCATGGATGTGCAGCTCGCCCAGGCAGCTATCGAGGCGGTAGACCAGGAGCAAAAGCGCCTGGCGAAACGCACGCAGGTAATGACCGACGGCGAAGTGCAGGCAGCCACGCAACGCGATGCGTTGATTAAGCACATTGTGGAATCCTACGGCGTAGAGTTACCCGATATGCAGCGTAGCACGCTGGAACGTCGCATTGCAGATCCGGATTTACCATCAGTGGTGAAAGAGTTACTGCACATTCGGTTACAGGCCAGCACTACCAGCACCAGTAAGTACAAATCGCTGATGAAAGGTGTAAGCCGCGACGGGCGTCTGCGCGGCACTCTACAATTCTGCGGTGCATCACGAACAGGGCGTTGGGCTGGGCGGTTATTCCAGCCGCAGAACCTCCCTCGCCCTTCTCTTGAGCAGGAACGTATTGATGAAGGTATCGAGGCGCTGAAATTTGGGTGCGCTGACCTGCTGTTCGATAACATCATGGAACTGACAAGCTCGGCACTTCGCGGCTGCATCATGGCACCTGAGGGCAAAAAGCTAGTGGTTAGCGATCTGTCAAACATCGAAGGCCGAAAGCTGGCCTGGCTGGCTGGTGAGCAATGGAAGCTTGACGCGTTCCGAGAATACGATGAAGGAACGGGGCCAGACCTTTATAAACTGGCCTACGCCCGCGCCTTTAACATCTCGCATGAGGATGTCGATAAATACCAGCGCCAGATCGGCAAGGTGATGGAGTTAGGCCTCGGCTTCGGCGGTGGTGTTGCAGCGTTCCTGACCTTCGCCCTCGTCTACGGACTCGACCTTGAAGAATTGGCGACCGCTGCGCTGCCAAACATCCCCCGCGATGTTATCCGTGAAGCCAAAAGCTGGTACGACGAATCTGTTAAACGTAAGGCAACTTACGGACTATCAGAGCGAGTCTTTATCGCCTGCGACTCACTTAAGCGGTTATGGCGGAGAGCCCACCCAGCTACCTGCGATTTCTGGTACGAACTTGAGCGAACCGTTCGCGCCGCCATTGCCACTCCGAAAAAAACACTGTACTGCGGTTATCTGAAGGTTCGACGCGACGGCGCATGGTTGCGTATTCAACTACCATCCGGGCGAGCGCTCTGCTATCCATCCCCGTTAATTGAGGGGGGAAACATCACGTATCAGGGTGTTAATTCCTATTCGCGCAAATGGCAGCGACTTAAAACTTATGGCGGAAAGCTGGTGGAAAACGTTACTCAGGCAGCCGCCCGCGATGTTCTCGCCGGAAATATGCCTCTGATCGAGGATGCCGGATACAGCATTGTACTGACGGTACACGATGAGGTTATCACCGAAGCACCGGACACTGACGATTTCAACGATAAGGCGCTTTCCGCGCTACTTTCCATTACCCCCGAATGGGCACCCGATATTCCGCTGAACGCCGGCGGCTTCGAGTCATACCACTACCGTAAGGACTAATCACTATGGCTGTAACTAAAACACACACCGGTATCGTCGTCACGAAAGACGGTGAAAAGAGAGTGAAACTGCGCGAAACACCAACCACCTGGTGTGTCGGACGTAATGAAACCTACAGGAAGGAGGATGGACGCCGCAACGGCGCACCACTAACAAAGCGCTGTTTAAAGCTGGAAAGCATCCGCCCTATCGAAGAAGGAAAATAGCTACTATGTCATTTAAATATCGAGACAGCCCACTGTATTACCGGACTGCGCGGGAAGCCGTGCGACTGGAACAGGCGGGCGAATATGACCGCGCGGCGAAGGTCTGGGCAAAAGCCAACCGCGAATCGCGCAACGAACTAAACCAAAACTGGAGCGAACACAGGAATGATTTTTGTCTGATGCAGAATATGCGTGAGAAACGTAAGGAACTGGGCGATGGTGTATGAACGTGAAAATCTCATCGAAAAACACCTGGTCGCCGAAGTGAAAAAAGCGGGCGGGATCGCCTTTAAGTTCGTCTCCCCCGGTCGCCGTTCAGTCCCCGATCGTATTGTCCTGCTACCCGGCGGTCGTCTCACTTTTGTTGAATGCAAATCACCTGGTAAACCACCACGCGCCGACCAGTTGCGCGAGCACGAACGGCTGCGCGCGTTGGGCTTTACCGTGGTGGTGGTGGATAGTAAAAATTTAGAGGGGATTATTTAATGCCATTCGCACTTGGCATGGTAAAGCCCTGACGGTTGACGATGGTATATCACGGTCCCACCTTGAGCATAGGTATAAGCATGGATTCGTGTCCAAAAATCACCATAGGCAAGAATCTGAGCAAGTATCGATTGATCATGAATTATGACAGTTGGGGGGATCTGAAACCCTCTATCCAGATAATTTTTTAAGCTATCAAAATTCTCAAAATCTGTGCTATTTCCACCGACCTCTAAAGCATCCAGTTCAAAATCAAGTATTCCACCGTTCTCGTAGTAGTCCTGAACAGTTAACTCTTTTGTTAACAAAGTAGCCATTAAACAATCCTCTTGAATTTTAAAGGGTTATATTATGCCCAAAATATTTACTCCTCGCCCATATCAAGATCTCATTATCAACCACGAAATAGACATCCCGCGCTGCAACGTATGGGCGGGAATGGGAATGGGTAAAACCGTGGCCACGCTCACCGCACTGGAAGATCTCTTCATGGCAGGTGCAGAAACTCAGCCCGCACTAGTCCTTGCGCCGTTGCGCGTGGCTGCCAGCACTTGGCCTGATGAGTCAGAGAAGTGGGAGCATCTGCGCAATATCGAGGTACAGCCAATTGTTGGTACCGCCAAAACTCGCGTGGCTGCGCTGGCGAACAGCAACGCCAGCGTGTTCACCATCAACTATGACAATCTGGTATGGCTGCTCGAAGAGTTGGGCGGCCGTTGGCCGTTCGGTACCGTCATCCCCGATGAAAGCACACGATTAAAATCCTTTCGGTTGCGCGGTGGTGGTGGTAAACGTGCGGCGGCACTGGGCAAAGTGGCGCATAAGCACACTCGGCGTTGGATGAATCTCACAGGTACACCAGCGCCAAACGGCCTTGTGGATTTGTGGGGGCAGACGTGGTTTGTCGATCAGGGTCAGCGACTAGGGCGAACATACGGTGCGTTTACGTCCCGCTGGTTTAACTCAATACAGTTTCCGGGTCAAAGCTGGTCAAAGCTGGAGCCGTTTGCTCACTCGCAGGATGAGATACAGCGTGCGCTCGCCGACGTCACTATATCACTTGATGCTACCGACTGGTTTGATATCAAAGAGCCTGTCCATAACGTGATCCGCGTGGACATGCCCCCTAAGGCGCGCCAACAGTATCGCGAAATGGAAAAGGAAATGTTCCTGGAGTTGAACGGCGAAGGTATAGAAGCGCCAAATGCGGCGGCCAAAACGGTTAAGTGTCTGCAAATCGCCAGCGGGGCTGTGTACACCGACGACGCAGGGAGTTGGTCAGAACTGCATGACACTAAGTTACAGGCTCTGGACAGCATTATTACTGAAGCGGCTGGCGCTCCCGTGCTTGTGGCATACCACTGGCGACACGACCTCGACCGCTTACGTAAAGCATTCCCTCGAGGGCAACATCTTGACCAAAACCCACAGACGCTACGCGACTGGAACACAGGGAAGATACCAGTGCTATTCGCCCATCCTGCTAGCGCGGGCCACGGCCTGAATATGCAGGACGGCGGAAACATACTGGTGTTTTTTTCTCACTGGTGGGATCTGGAGCAGTACCAGCAGATTATCGAACGTATCGGCCCAACCCGACAGATTCAGGCGGGGTATAACAGACCGGTGTTCATCCACCACATCATCACCGCTGACACTATGGACGAAATGGTGATGGAGCGACGCAACTCAAAACGTGAAGTACAGGACATCCTGCTCGATGCCATGAAGAAAGGGGGAACATAGTGAAAAATCTATCTAAATCTGTGTGGTTGTTTCTGGTCGCTAACTTGGCGGCCTTTTTGATTACCGTTGTAACTCTTAGCGAGGCGTTATAATGCTGTCCGATACAGATTTGATCTCAATTAAAGAAGTGGAACGCGCCGTAGGGCTTAAAAAATCCAGCATTTATGCACGTATCAGCAACGGTGATTTCCCTAAACCAAAGAAACTCGGTTCACGAACCTCACGCTGGCTAAGAGGTGAGGTGGAAGATTGGAAAAAACAGTTTCTTTAAATCAACCGCAGTTTATCAATGTAATCCGCGTACCACTGCATCATTTCTCTACGCCCTTCCAAATAAAGGGCATGGTTATATACTCCGCGCATTCTGTTTTTATCAACGTGAGCGATCTGGATCTCAACCCAGTCAGCATTAAAGCCTTGGTCATTCAGGATAGTACTGAATGTATGCCGGAAACCATGTCCTACAACTTTCCCCTTATACCCTAGTTTATGAATCATTTGGTTTATTGTGTTCCCGCTCATAACCGTTGAGGGGTCGTTCCGACCCGGAAACAAATGCACAAAACGACCTGTGAGTTGGAATAATTCCTTTAACAAACCAACCAGTTGATCCGATAATGGCACAAGGTGTGGGCGATCCATCTTCATTACCTCTGCGGGAATTTCCCACACACGCTCGTCAAAGTTAACCCAACCCCATTCAGAATGACGTAGTTCATATGTGCGCAACCCCGCGAGCATCATGATCTGTATGCCCAGTTTAGGTAAGGGGCTCCCCGGATATCTGTCAACCGCGGCCAAAAAAGCCGGGAGTTCTTCAGCCTTAAGGAACGGGAACGATTCAGATTCATGCCCCTGCATGGCACTGTTAAGCTCACCAACGGGGTTGTACTTCGCCCGTCCCGTTGCTACAGCATAGCGGAAAACCTCACCGCACCAACGCCGTGTTTTTGCTGCTTTCTCTGTAGCACCACGCCCTTCTATTTTACGCAAAGCCGTCAACATCTGAACGGGTTCTATTTCAGCTACAGGCAAACAACCCACAGCTGGAAAGATATCTTTAGCAAACGATTCCAAAATATCGGAAGCATAGCCTGGTGACCAACGAGGCTTTTTGAATTCGTGCCATTCCAACGAAATCTCTTTAAACGTAATGGTTTTCGCCGCTAACGCCGAAGCCCCGTAGTTTTTGGCTTTTACAGGATCAACACCAGCTGCAACATTTTGTCGAGCTTCATCCCTTTTCTGGCGGGCGGCGGCAAGAGACACCGCCGGGTACACACCGACCGCCAGCATTTTTTCTTTACCCGCGAATGTATACCTGTAGCGCCAATATTTCGAACCACTTGTTTTTACTAATAAAAACAACCCATTGCCATCAGGTAACTTGTAATCTTTATCACGGGGTTTAGCCGTATCCACCTGTCGCGCATTTAGTTTCATTGGTACCCGCCAACAAATTAAGATACCCGCATATGTACCCGTTTTAGTTTTGGATTGCAATGGATAACCGTGGATGAGCGTGGACTACATCGGCAATCAACGTGCGGATTTTAAAGGAAAAATGGAGAGAAATGGACGATTTCGGACTAAATCGTGGTGCCGATAATAGGAGTCGAACCTACGACCTTCGCATTACGAACTCAATAGACTGATGTTTCCTTCTGTTTTCCCTGTTTAAATATTGATACTTTATTTTTTAAAATCAAATAATTAATCAATATTTAGGTTTCCACTCGTTCGCTGTCGTTTCCCCTGATATCATGCTAAGTGTGTACCCGATAGTGTACCCCAGAAAGGACCTATTATGGCAATCATCATCACTCAGGATCGACAGTTAGCCTCTCTTTCAGTCACTGAAGAAGAAAAAGAAAATGTTGTCTCAGTCAAATCAAAAGCGGGCGGGGGTCTATACATTCGTATTCGTCATGGCAGCGAAAGTAAAAGCTGGATTTATCGTTACAGGATCGCTCAAAAGCAAATCAAGCTGACATTGGGTAGCTACCCGGCGATGGGTCTGGTCCAGGCTCGCCAAGCCCATGCTGAAGCCGCTGAGTTAGTGAAAAAAGGCATTGACCCTCGTTACGCAAGAAAAAATGAGAAGCAGCAAAACGAGCAAATGCCAATATTCGCTGACTTGTGGCAAAACTGGTTGGCATTCAGAACAGAGAGTAAACCCATCAGTAATCGTACCATTACCGACTATGAAGGCACCTATCGCCGCCATCTTGAAAAGGCTTTGGGTAATATGCGCGTTAACGACCTTTCACGTTCTGTCATTTTCGAGCATCTCAGCCGAGTGAGAAAGGACAGTACAGAAGGGGTTCGCAAAGGGTTAATCATCCTGAATCTGACCCTTGATCATGCCACATTGCAAGGGCTGATTGAGCACAACCCCGCTCGCTTGCTCAAACCGGCCATGTTTGGTGCATCAATGGGTAAACCGCGTGAGCGTTGGTTACCGCAAGATGAACTCCACATGCTTTGGAAAGCGCTGAATGAAGCCTCTGTTGGCGGAGGTTCCGTTGCTGCGGGTGGTCGCGGGATAGCATCCAGCGTGGTGATGTCATTATCAGTAGCGAACGCACTTCGTCTAATTATATTTACAGGTGTTCGTCGATCGGAAGTAGCAGAAATGCGCTGGGATCAAATCAACGGCGATCGTTGGACGATTCCAGCGACAAAAAATGGCAAAAGTCATATTGTCACACTACATCCCCACGCCCTATCCCTTATTCAAGAACAGCGAGTGATCACTGAAGGGGCTTATGTTTTCGGCTCCACCAGCAAACCGGGATTTCCTATCACTGGTGATGCCCTGACTCGTGCTCTGGAGCGTGTGAGATCTAAATATCTCGCGGAACTTGCGCCCTTCTCTCCTCATGACTTGCGTCGCAGCGTTGCCACGGGTTGTGCGGAATATTTGGATGCACCAGAGCGCTTGATCGAGCTTCTGCTGAATCACGTTCCTAAAGATCGATTAATCCGTACTTATCAAGTTGGGCAACAAGCTGACAAACTGAAAAAGCTATTTCTACGCTGGGGGGATTTTATTCAACAGGAAATCATTAGCCTACCCGCATCAATGCCAGATAATGTCGTTAAAGTTCAGTTCGGTGGTAAGTAACAAATAAGGAGGCATGGCTCTGAGTCCCCAGAACAGCAAAAGCCATGCGAGTCATTAAACAAAGACTAAATCTAAGCAACGGTAGAGGTTAACCACCCCTTGCGATGCAACGTATCTACCGCTAAAGATATCTGACGCGGTGTAAACTGCCGTTTTCTCTCATTCCAGGCATAGATAAAATCAGTAACGTCTTCAGGGGACGTCAGCGATTCATATTGCATCGTCCAGTGAACCGTTGAAAGTAGTTCCAGACCAAAAGGCGACTCAAAGCCTTCCACCAAATCCGAGACTTTCTGAAAGCGGCGATAAGTCTCTTCCTGCTGTTCAAGAAACGTTTTTGCCTCTTCTGCCACTCCGGGAACCAGCGAGAGCTGCTTATCAGGCATATCACCGCCATCTGAATACCCAGAGATCATATGCCCTTCAATCGCGTTGAGCACATGCCGGAGGTTTTCCGCATAAGGCCCATAATGCGCTTTCTGGTATTTAAGGCGTAACGGCTCTCCAGATTCCTGCATGAAATACATCAGCTTATGTAATTCGAGCAAAGAGATGAACGGATCTAACAATCCATTAAGATAACGCTGCATCAGTTCAACCAGAGCAGCCCGCCCTGCCGTCATTTTTGGCACTTCTGTTTTATGAACCATACGTTCCGATGACGGTGCGCCGCTGGGATCGTAAATCGCAATCTGTACGGATTCAAGCGGTTGAACCGCTGACTCAATCAAGGGCTTAACATCTTGCCAGTCCAGACCGCCTAAGCCACTCCCCAATGGCGGAATGGCAATAGAGCGAATATCATATTGTCGGATCACTGCGACCAGATCGTCCAGCCCGGCAACGATATCTTCAAGGCGACTTTTTCCTTTCCAGTGACGTTTGGTCGGAAAGTTAATGATATAACGCGGATTGGTTAACTGTCCGGTCTCAAAGACGAACATTTTGCCAGGCACCACGAGTTTTGCTTTGCAGGAGGCCGCGTAGGCTTTGAAGTTATCCGGGTAAGCGTTTTTGAATTGCAATGCAATACCCCGGCCCATTACGCCGACGCAATTCACGGTATTGATGATGGCCTCAGTCTCTGCCTGGAGGATGTCACCCTGTCTGTATTCAATCATTATGAAATCCTCATCAGTAGTACCATTCTCGTTTCACCTCAACAGGGGGGCGGTGCCCGTCAAGCGGGATCATGTTAGCAACCTGCTGATAAATCAAAGGTGAATGAACACCGATGCGCTCAATTAAATGCCAGGGGAAACAGCGCTCAATCAAAAATTCAGCCTGTTTCGCCTCTTTAGTTCCATTGCCACCGCTCCACTGATTACTTTGTATCGCGTCCCAATTCAACTCTCCAAATTGGGATTGTTGACAACGATCTTCGAAGTAAAGTGAACCGGCATTAGATAACGTAAACGCCCAGCGTTGTCGATGTTGCTCCGCCCATGCCATGGTTGTATAGAGGTCAGCTTCAAGATGCAAAATAGGCCCCTGACCACCACGATAAGCCAACTCTGGATGATTGGATCTGTATATCAGGTATAGCATGACAGAGCGGGGACAAAAATAAAAAGGCACACATTGTCCCACATACAGATTAGGATGGTTTGTGAGCGTCAACTCATGGAGCCGACGCTGTTTAATGCTACTCATACCTATCATTGTACCGGCACCATGACGAACCGAGATTTGCTCGTCAGACAACAACCCTTCGGCAATGATCGAACGAAGTCGATCAATGTGAAGGATATGGTAAATCTTGGGACGTTCAGGGATCGGCATACAAACCAGCTCCTTTTAGCAATCCAATGCTAATCTGCCGCAATAATAACAAATTTTGGGGGAGGAAATAGGCATGAATACCACGCTAATAAGAAAGGAAATGGCTACCTCGCCGCCAGCATCCCCGGATAGTGTTTGGCAATAATGTCGTTCATCTGATCGATCAAGTCGGGACGTTTAAAAGTGAGATGCCCGGTACCTTTCTGAAAGTAACGGACGCTAAAAAACTCATCCTCGTATTCCTGCTTGTGCGGGTTATCACGGATATGGTCCATTAGCCGGATGGTGACATCGCCCCGGCTATCAGGAATCGGTTTTCCATCCAACAGATAAAGCATACGTTCCAGATCAGCCAACTGATCGCGTCGCCAGCCCCAGTTCAGGCCAAAGCCCCAACGGTTGTATGTCACCAGGTTACTGATGATGACTTTCTTGCCGAAGTAACAAGGATGGTTGGTTTTGTAATCCCAAGACAAGCCTTTAAACACATTGATCACCCCACGTTCGAATACCTCCCGCTTGCTCTGGTGAAGCTGCTCAAATGTGCTGAGAATATTGACTTCACTGATGGCGGGTAGATCCCCTTCATCCAGATTTTTATGCCACTGGCTACGCGCTTCGGCATCCATCAGCGACAACATGCCGGATTTCAGCATCAGGTCACGCCAGATATTACGATCCAACGTGTGCGTGATGGCTGACATCGCTTTAGCTGGCGTTTCTGTCAGCCAGCAATCGTAGCGATGCCCTTGCTTTAATGCCCAGTCTTCGGCGGTGCCGCCACCGATAGTCGCCGTTAGCGTTGAGATCGACTGTAGCTGATTAAGGAGTTGTTCTATCTGTTGTAGCGCGGCATCACGTCCGGTAACGATACGCTCAATGTTGGTCGAGCAAATCAGCTCGGTGTGTTCGGTCAAAACCTCGGGTTCAGTTTGCATAGTTTGTGGTCCATACATAAAAGCAAATGCGCCAACCGGTCAGGGCTGGCGCATTATGCATCGGAGAGAAGAATAAATAGATTTGGTGAGATGTAACTGGAAAGCGGCTCGCAGTCTTTATGCTTTGAGCAAGCCGGTAGCACGTCTGGCACGGAGAACATCAACGGCAGTGAGAAACGGCGATTGCTCCTGCCAGTTAAAGCCGTTGCGATCGATACGCACCAGTTCGTATTTTTCCACCAGAAAATTGACGGCATTGACCAACGTGACGCCAGCATCGATATGCTCCTGAATCACATTTTCCTCACAGAACGGCGTGTCATTCAGCGTGAGGCCGTAGTGCTTTTCCAGTAGATAGGTCAGAAGTTGATGCCAGACGGCTACAGGTGACGGGCGAGGGATATCCTCCCGTGGCGGGATTGCAGGTGATGTTTGCATGGGAATTGTCTCTCAGGTTAAGTCGATAAGATCAGGGAAATGTTCAGAATGGGGAGAGAAGCAACGGGTTATTCTGCTGCTACCGAAGAGGAATAAATAACAATATACACATAACCAAAACTGCCCAGCGTATCGGCTTCACAGGTCCATTCGTTGCAATGCAGAATGATGCAGCCCTGCTGGTGGGGATTCAGTTCCCCCGTGCGTAGCTTCTGCTCCAACAGCTTAATCAGCTCAGAGAAGCAACGTTCCAGACTTTGAGCTTCTGTTTTGCTGAACGTACCGACAACGCTGGCCCGGTCTGCCAGATAATGCAGACGGTTACCTTCCTGAACCAGTCGTGCTCCGAATCGCGGCGTGATGGCACATTTTAGTCCCCATTCCGGGGTATCCGATGATGGCATGATGGTTTCCTTATAAAAGCGCGGTAGTAAATGTGCGCATCACAGCCAGCCGCGTTCAGCGAACGACACCACCTCAGTGCCGCCGACCACCAGATGGTCGAGTACTTTGACGTCGAGTTGTGACAGTGATTCCTTCAGCCTGTCAGTAATGTTGCGGTCAGCCTGACTGGGCTCAGCCCAACCGGAAGGATGATTGTGTGCCAGTATCACGGCAGCGGCGTTATGACGCAGTGAGGCTTTGAGGATTTCACGCGGATGCACTTCGGTGCTGTGGATACCACCCAGTGCGATAACTTCCTTTTCTATCAGACGGTGCTGGTTATCCAGATACAGCACCATAAAGACTTCACGCTCCAGGCTACTGAGCTCCAGCATTAACCAGCTTTTGGTGTCCTCCGAGGTTTTGAACTGCCGCGCATTTTTACGCACGCGCTTTTCCAGCAGGCACAGCGCCATCTGAATAATGCGCTGCTCTCGACTTGGCATTGGTGGGGAAGATAAAAGGGATGGCATGATATTGATTCCTTAATAAATAAAATGCCCCCGCTGCATAAGCAACAGGGGCAGAGATGGGGTTATTTCGTGTGGTTAACGCTATCACTAGCGTCGGGAAAACCAGCGCAATACTTTGGCGAAAACGGTTACACCGATAAACAGTCCTATTGGGATACCCAGAAACGGTGTCAGCACCACGCTGGCAACGCCTGCGGTTCCGCTGCCAGTTAGCAGTCCGGCAACGGTGGCGATAACCAGGCCAATGAGGCTGTCCGAGATACCGGTTTTACTTAAGACAATGACAACCACAACAATAACGATGATGGCAATAATGGGCATCGCGTTACCTCTCTCGATTATTCCCGGCGTGTCGTGACACACGACGAGATATCAGCCAGCACCTTCTGCACGTTTTTCTGCCTGGGCTCCCAGGCACCCACATGCTGGTCATTGAGATAAACATCAAACTGCGTTGCGCTGCCAATCGCCTCAATAAACGCGAACCAGGCATTATCCGCATTGCGCCATCCTAACGAGGACGGAATACCGTACTGCTGGTCATCGATAACGACGACGATAGACACCTCGGTGGAAAAATGGGAATCAACACCCTGACCACCTACGGGTGACACTGCCACGCTGTGTTGCAGCGTGTTGTCTTCGTCAGAGTTGCCGGTACAGTTAACGGTAAAGACACTGCCTGCGGTATTGGCTATCCGATATTCGGTGACACCCTGACCAGAATCGGCACTCCACAGGTTCGGTACGGCCTGTGCAGATAACGGCAACAACAGTGCGCCTGCGAGCAGAAGTGAATGAATGTGTTTCATGCGGGTTCCTCTGTGTGAATGGACACGTCTCAGGGTCAGTAGCCGTAACGGCGGTGGTGCTCTTTGTTGAAGCCGTCTGCCAGCCATTTACCCAGTTTCTGCTCCTGTTCACGTTTCTGTGCCTTAATTTCCGCCATCTTTTTCTGGTCGATGCACTTTTCTGGAATGCTCAGCAATAACGTCGGCTGCTCGGGCTTGCCGTCGGCAAAATTGGCGTTGAAATAGACCTTTGTGTCGGTGATTTCATAGGTACAGTTGCTGGTTTTGTTACCACGATAGACCACCCCCAGGTCACCTGATGTTTTTGACCGCGTATTCATATTGACCCGAGAAAGGGTTTTGGCCTTTTTATTCGCCAGAAACAGTGGCCCGTAGCCATCTCTGACAAAAAACTGCTCAGTCCAGGGATAGTTAAAAAACGTTCTGCCTTTATAGGTCATGCGGATTAACTGGTCATCACTCAGCCCATCAGGGTTGGTCCAGCCAAGCCTTTTGAAGGTAAGCCAGGTGACCTGAGCAGGAAGCTCGGTTTCTGCCTGAGCGGAGAAGGTTGCCAGTAGCCCGATTATCAGCCATCCCCGTTTGCCCGGAAGGTAGGTAAACATCATCGTATCCTTTATGTTGAAGTCATTATGAAAATCGTCCAGGCAGAACGGTGTCTGCCTGTGACGTCTGGTGTGGTCCTTCACTGAACTGTCCGGTAACGGCCTCTGTGTGCCGCTACGGGTACTGCCCTTTTTTATCCGTCTTTCTGGTTTTCTCTGGTGTTGGCATCGCGTCCCTGATTTATGTGGTCGGAGCCGTGCCGAAGGTGGTGAGTACGTCGTGAATAAAACGAAAATGCGGCAATGCCGTGATGAAGCCGGATTGCGTGGTCAGGTGGCAGATATCATCGCGGCGCGGGAATGATTCGGTGGACACCGTCACCCCATGAATCTCATGCAGCGGCAGGACTAGAAGATGCCCCTGTGATTCTGCCACCAGATACCACTCGCCATACAGGCAGATAAGCCGGTAAGGCGATAACCCGTCATAGCGCTGACCGTCAGCCAGAATCGTGACGCGTAGCTGCTCGCCAATCGCTCTGGTCAGACGGTAAAAATGCCCCGGCAGTGTCGGCGTACCGCGCTGGGGCGGATGCCAGACCAGACAGGGCGCGTCCTCCCCACTGTCCAGCAGGGTGTTAACCAGTCGGTTATCCAGACCGGGAAACACGTTCTCCATCCCGGTCTGTCGGACAAACATCAGCACATCCTGCCCATGCCGTGCCGGGTTGTGGTGCTCCGGCAAACGGCAAAGACCGTTGCGGTATTCCAGGTCGAGATACATCAGTCGTTCACGGAAATCTCGCCGTAAGGTACGGGTCGAGACGCCGAACTCTGCCGCCAGTTTTCTGACGCTCAGTGTTTCGCCCGCCAGTAATCGGCTGATTATCAATGACAGCCTGACGGCCAGCCGGTCATATCGGCGGTCGGCCTGTGTCATGGTGCAGCCTCCTGAGGCAGTTAACGGAATGAAAGTCCTGTGATTACTTTAAAGAGGGGCGTGGTCAGGGTATGGACACTGTGAAAAATATTTTTATTTTCAGTAAGAAAGCCGGTGGGATGCGGTCTGAGGGGCTATTGAGGTAAACAGGCTATGAGGCGGTAAGTGTCAAGGTAGTTGGCACCCCCGGTTTATTTAGGCTGCCTGTTTTTCCCGTTCTGGATTCAGCATTACCTTGCCTACCTGATGCCAGTTTCGTGTTCTGCCAGACCAGCGTTCAGGCCGT